GGTGGTGGCGCTGGCGGCGCTGGCACCCAGACCACCGCCGGGGTCGGCGCTGACAACGACTACCGGACAGGCGTCAACGAAAACCGTGGCGGTGGCGGTGGTGGTGGCAACACCTACACATACGGCGGCGGACCCCCTAGCGCCATGAGTGGAGGCACCGGGGGCGGTACTGGCGGGACCGCAAACACCAGCACCAATAACACGGGCACCGACGGGACGGCCAACACGGGAGGCGGCGCTGGCGGTGACGCTTGGGGTGACGGATCGGTCGCCCCAACCGGTCAGTCGGGCGGCTCCGGCATTGTCATCATCCGCTACGCGGTCGACTGATAGGAGGCGACATGGCGCACTTCGCAGAACTTGACGAGAGCAACGTCGTCCAGCGGGTACTCGTCGTAGACAACGCCGACATCATGGACGGCGACACCGAAAGCGAATCGGTAGGGCAGGCGTTCCTGGAAGCCCTGCTCCCCGGCTCAGGGCCGTGGCTACAGACGAGTTACAACCGGAACATCCGAACCCACTTCGCCGGGATCGGGATGACCTACGACGCAACCCGCGACGCCTTCCTCCGTAAGTCGCCTTACCCATCGTGGGTGCTCAACGAGGGCACCCTTCTCTGGGAGCCACCCACCCCCCCGGTTCCCGGCTACCACTGGGACGAGGCGACGACCTCATGGGTTCAGCCACCCCAGCCGTACCCGTCGTGGACATGGGAGGACGATCACTGGCAATGGCCCGGTGACCCACCCGACGACCTGACGAAGAACTACGACTGGGACGAGGACACCACCTCATGGGTGGAGGTTGAGTAATGGCTATTGACTACAATCAGTCGTCCACCGACTACAACGCCTTAGAACACGAATACGGCGGCGCTGGTGTAGCGACGTATGAACCTGGTTACCGCCTGAAGGGCGAGAAGTACCGGAGCGTCAACTATCAGTACCGTGGTGGCGACTCGTATGAAACCCACCAGGTCACTGCGGCGATTACCGGGTCGGCTACTGCTACTGCTGCGATAACAGAAGAAGCGTTTATCACAGGGGCGATTACCGGTAGTGCGACCGTTACGGCTGTGGTTGTTGAAGAAGCGTCGATCACTGGTGCTATTACTGGTACGGCAACTGTTACCGCAGCGACCTTTGAGGAGAAGTTCCTTACCGGCACCGCATCGGGTACGGGCACGGTTGCTCTTGCTTCAGTTATCCAGGAACAGTTCCTTACTGGCACAGCAACGGGTACAGCGACAGTAACCGCCGACGTTCAATCAATTATGATCGTCGGGTCGATGAGTGGGACGGCGACTGTTACGGCGGCGACTTTTGAGGAGAAGTTCCTTGAAGCAGATGTTACTGGTACGGGGACACTGAACCAGCCGGTACTGATCCGTAAGGTCCCCCAGCCTGACATGACGATCAGCGTAACGAGTATTGTCGGTAGCAGTAATGCTGAAGAGCAGCAACATTCGCTAGACCTACTGGTAGGTGTCTAATGGCCGTATACGATAAAGGCGACCGAGTACGAGTCACTGCGTTGTTCAAGACGGCAGGGACGGGGGTGGCTACGACAGCTACCGCCACTCAAAAAAAGCCCAGCGGGGCAGATGCCGCACTGACGGTTATCGGTGGGAGCAGCACGGGTATTTACTATGTCGATGTTGATCTCGACCAGGTAGGTACCCATACGGTGAAGATCGAAAGCACCGACGTTGTTATAGCCTCCGAAACGATTGGGTTAGAGGTCGGCAAGTCGGTCTTCGATCACGCTTAGCCCATGCTGGCCCGTGACTGATACTGCGCGCGAGCAGATGACCGGCAATGCGAGCAAAGTCCGGGGTGAGCAGAACCGCAAACTGTTCCTGGAGGCATTGAAGGAACACGGGACCGTCGAACGTGCCTGCCTGACCGTCGGGGTTGGTCGTTCTGCCTACGAGAAGTGGCGACAGCGTTTCCCTGACTTCGCTGCGAGGGCGGATGCGGTCAGAATCCAGGCCCTCGAAGATGGCCCGCCAAAGCCCTGGGACGGCTCGTTTCAGACTTTCCGAGGTCAGTATTTCGGGCACCTCTCCCCGTGGTTCCATATCCGTGCCATCGAAGCGTATGAAAACACTCCAGCCGGGAACATCACCCTGATCCTCTGGCCACCAGAACACGGCAAAACTACGCTTGCCGAGGACTACTTTTGCTACAAACTGGCTACCAATCCCGAGTTCAGGATCACCGTTGGATCTGAGGGCCAGGACATGAGCCGGAAGATCCTTGGGCGTGTACGTTCTCGAATGGAGCCTCATGGGCCATTCCCTGCGTTCGTCGGGAAGTTCGGACCATTCGTACCACAGAACGCGAGTGGTCGTAAGACAGCTCAGACCTGGGGTGCCGACTACTTCAACGTCTTCAAGAAGCAGTCCTTTGACGAACGCGACTACTCGATGGTCGCCCTGGGTTGGCGCTCAAAGATCGCCGGCACCCGAACCGACCATCTGCACGTTGACGACATCCAGTCCAGGGTTTCGCTGAACCTCACCCAGCAGATGTACGAGGTGTTCCGCCAGGACTGGCTGACCCGCCCTGGCGAGATGGGGCGAACGAGCATCAACGGTACCCGTGTCGGGGAGGACGACTTCTACGAGCGGATCATGGACGAGATCGACGAGGACATCCTCCAGGTCATCCGCTTCCCGGCGATCATCACGAACGACGACGGCGAGCCCGAGCCCCTGTGGCCCGAGATGTTCACAATGGAGAAGTTGGACCGGATCCGCAGGAAGGTCGGGGAGGAAGCCTGGTCCCGGAACTACATGCAGGAACCCACCAGTTCCGCATCAGCGACCTTCACCGAAGAATCCATCCAGAAGTGCCTCAACCCCCTGCGTTCCACACTCCACGACCCACCCAAGGATTGCAGTGTCTACATCGGCCTGGACCCGGCGCTTGGGTCCAACAACTGTGTCGTTGCCGCAACCCCACATGAGGGGAAGCTCAAAATCCTGTTCATCAGGGAAGATGTGGGGTTGAGCCGCAACGAACAGATCCTCGGCATCGTGGAGGACGCGATCCTGCGCTGTATGAAGAATGGCAGCACCGTGTCCGATGTGGTCATCGAGGCGATGGTGTTCCAGAAGGGACTGTCCAGGGACGAGCGTTTGATCGAAATGACCGAACGCTACGGGTTCAGGGTCCGGGAGCACCTGACGGGAATCAACAAGTACGACGAGAACATCGGCGTCCCCTCAATGGCCCTATCCTTCATGCGTGAGGAAATCGAGATCCCCTACGCTGGGGATTCGGTCACCCGCCACCAGGCAGATCAGCTGATCCGGCAGTTGAAGGCGTGGCGTCCACTGAAGCGTGGAACGAAACTTAGGCAGGACCAGGTGATGGCCCTGTGGTTTATCTGGATTTTATGGCGACAGCGGAAGCAGGCGTTCGATGTGGACTCTTCACAATTCTCCTTCAAGGCACTACCTTGGAGTAGAACTAAGACTCCTGTGCGAGTGATGGGGCATTGATGTATACGTTCGAGGAAATAGTCGGGATCATTCGCCAACGACAGGACCATCAGTCCCCATTGATGGATCGCATGTTGGAAATCAAAGAACGGTACAACGGCGATTATGTCATACCGCTCCCGTCAATGGAAGAAGAACCGATCCTTCCTCCGCTGACACCAGCGTTGATCTCGGAAAACATCGACGCGGTAGCACAGCGCGCTGCGTCTGTCACCCCGTTTATCGGGTGCCCCGCAGTCGATCCGACGAAGGAAAGGGGCCGGCGGTCACGGCAGTATGCCGACATCCGCAAGCGTGCCCTTGCCGCGACTTGGTACCAGAATCGGTTGAAGGTCAAGATGCGGCGCGCATACCGGCACCTTGCCGGATATGCCACCACCGCCCTGGTCGTCTACCCGGACTACAACCTCGGGATGCCCAAGATCGAAGTCCGGGATCCTCTGGGCGTCTACCCGGAACCCAAAGCTGCCGAAGACTACGACATCCCACGGAACTGCGGATTCGTCTACGGCAAGTCCGGTGATTGGCTACGCGCCAACTATTCGGCGGCACGCGAAGAGTTCGGTGGCCCAGTAGGGAAAGAGAAGGATGCGCGCCAGGAACTATGGGATGTCGCTGAATGGATTGACGAGGACCACATCGTCATCGGCATCATGGGGCCGCGCTACACCCGCAACCCACAGGCACAACCACTGCACACCACGCAGTTGGAGTTGTCGCGCTATCCCAACAGGGCTGGGATGCCCTGTGTGATCACACCGGGACGGATCACCCTGGACAAGATCGCCTCGTCCGTGTCGAACATCGTCGGCATGACAGACCTGATGGCGAAGTTGATGGCGTTGGAGATCGTCGCGCAGGAGAAGGCGATCTTCCCGGATCGCTACATCATCGGACGATCCGGCCAGGTGCCGATGATCGTAGGAGGGGAATGGAAAGATGGGCGAGAAGGCGAAGTCAACGTACTGCTTGACGCAGAGCAGATCGGAGAACTCCATTCCACCCCCGGCCAAGGTACGAACATCGCAATCGACCGGCTTGAGCGTAATGCCCGAGTCTCTACGGGAACGGTCCCGCAGATCGGCGGAGAATCATATGGCGCTCTTCGCACTGGTCGGGGGATTGACGCTCTCATGGGCGCTTCTCTTGACCCACGGGTACAGGAACTTCAAGAAACAATGGAAGCACATCTTCCGTATCTGAACGAATGTATCTTCGCCACCTACCGGGGCTACTTCGATGACCAGAAGTTCGTGACCTTCACAGGGTTCGCAGGCGACTTCGGCCATGTCGAGTTCACACCCCAGGAGCACTTCGAGACATTCGACAACGTGGTGTCGCATTCGATCCCCGGAGCCGATGTCCAGGGTACGACGATCCAGTTGGGGCAGTTGCTACAGATGAAGGGCATCAGCCTCAACACCTTCCGGGTCAAGCACCCGTTCGTAGACGACCCGGAGGCTGAAGGCCGCAGGGTTGACGAAGAGCAGCTGGAGGATGCGGTCATGGCCGGCATCCAGAACCAGGCGGCGCAGGGCACTATGCCGATCATCTACGTCGCCACCATTGAGAAGTTCCGCAAGGACGGCCACGACATCTTCGAGTCGATCCGCCTCGCTGACGAGGAGATCCGGGAACAGCAGGCCCAGGAGATCCCCGAACCGGGTGAAGGACAGATGATGGCCCCTGAGGCGGCACCCGGCCTAGCCGGTCCACCTGGGGCACCTGGTCCGCCAACACCGGAGGGCGCACCTCCGGGCATCGCTGAAATGCGAGCCGCATTGTTGGCAGGCCAGAATGCCTAGAACACGACAGACGCAGGCTCCGAAGGCCCCCGGCATGGAAGCCGGTGCGGGCTATGGCGAAAAGGGACAGAACATCGCCGCACAGGATCCTACGCAGGGGGGTATCCCACTCCCGAAGGGTGGATACCAGGTTGCCCAGACGCCTGATGGAACGGTTGCGGCTGCTCGCCCCACCGAACCATCCGCTGCTCCCCTGGATGTAGCACAGCAATGGATCCCTGATGTCACACCGCTTACCGCACCCGACGACCGCCCAGACCTCGGGTTGTTGGCCGGATCACCCCGACGGGTACAACAGCCGGGGTCGAGGATCACAACGAAGTCTTCACCGAGGGCAACCAGGTTGATTCGGCGGCTCGCCCAGACGACCGGGAATCCTCGATTGAACGGGCTACTGAGGTCAGCGGAGCGTGGCTAGGCTCCGCGCCCCGACGACCCGGCGCTATGTGAACCCGTTCCCCAACATGGGGAACAACTACCAGCAGCCGGAATCTCCGACCGTCGGCGGAGGCTACGACTATGGTCCGTCCTTCGACGACGTTCGCCTCAACAGGCGATTCGACCTTCTTTCCGATAGCGGGCTCGGCCTCTTCGGTGGGGACATGGACGCCCTCACTGAACTCGTCATGTCCGATTCGACTGATGCTGAGATGCTCGACACCTATCTCATCAGTCGTGACGCGGAAGCGATGGAGGGTGCGAAGAAGTATTTCCAGGCGCTCCACCCTATGGTTCAGGAGCAGGAGTTCTATGCCCTCCCCCCTTATGCCCAACAGCGGTTGCGGGAACAGGGCTACAAGCTGCCGGGTGAGTCAGGTCCGGGGTTTGCCTGGGGCCTCGGCGGGGTCCCCTATGTGGGTGATGCGGCGAGGAATCTGACGAAGGTCGCCGTCAAGGGGTTGGGGTTGGCTGGCCGCGCCCTGATGTTGGACAAGGCGTGGTATGCCCTTGCGGCTTCCGAACGCCTTGGTTCGCGCGTGAGCAGGGCTATCAACTACCAGACCGAAGCCGGCACAGCCTGGAACATGAACCCGGCGGACTGGGTTACCGCATGGCGAGCCGTCGAACACTCGCAGACATCCTTTGATGAGGCGTCGACGGATCAGATCCGCGAAATGGGATTCGATGATCGTGAAATAGACATCATCCGCCAGTTGACAGGATTCGGCATAGACGGGGTATGGACGTATCTCGCCAAGGAAGCGGCGATGGTTGGCCGCGAAGGCGACGACGAATACATCCGACAGCTCTACGACCAGATCGGGCCGTGGCTGAACAGTGACCGGGTTGTGGAAGCACAGAGTGTCCTCGACGCGGGGCGCGTGGACAACTTCGAGTATTCCCGCAAGTTCTACAACAAATACAACCTGTTCTTTCCTGATGTACGGCGCGGAACCAAACCTGCACAGATCATGGGTGTCACCGGGTCGTTGGCTGCGTCGGTCTTCTACGATCCGCTCACCTGGGTAGGGGGTATATGGACCCGGGGGGTGAAGGGAACCCGGGCTGCCATGACCGCAGTGACCAGGCCGAGGATGACGGACAAGGTTGGCGATCTCGTCAACGCCTACATGAACCCGAGCACCGCCTATATGCCCGCTTCGGGCCTGCGCCGGATGACTCCCTTCCGGTTGGTCGAACCGCAACACCTGAACCCTGAAAGGTGGGCAAAGGTCGATTCGGCCTGGAACAAGGGGACGTTCTGGCGCGACCTGACCGATGTCATGCGAGCAGCCGGCCCGGAAGGCATCTCCACAAAGGAGGCTTTCACAGCAGGACGAATGCGTGGTTGGCTCGAAACGGGGGAGAACAGCCAGGCGTTCTTCGCCGGGTTGAAGCCGACGATCCTGATTCGCGGCAGGCAGTTGATCCGCTTCATGGACGAATTGAGTGAGAACTTCCTAGAGTTCGACAAGTTGGACGATATGGCACGCAATATCCATATCGAAGCCGCCGGCAAGGGCAGGGTCCTTTCCCACGATGAGGCATTGGACATGGCTGCCCGACAGATGCGGGAAGCCGACCCCTCCTGGGTGCGCCCGGAAACCTACCTACTCACCAAGTACCCGGGGATGGACCCGATCTACAGCCAGTTGATGGCGTGGCACAAGCAGAAGCGGTGGACGAGCTACCAGTTCGTCCCGCCGACATTCGGGCCGGTGGACATGGCCGAAGAAGGGCTTGCGTTCGCGGATGCGATCAGGACCAGTCATCCCGGCCTGACCACACCTGACGGCATCTGGGAGTTCATGTTCTCAGACGCCGGGACCCAGGCGCTCCGTACCGGATGGGGTGGGCGAGGTGCGTCGAATGCGCTGCTCCTGCCTACCGGTGTTGTCGGCAAGAGCCTTGGGAAGATCCGCCACCAGATTGACAGGATCATCGACTTCGGGGCCAAGAAGTTCCCGGGCGACCTGAATGGCTCTATGGCGAAGATTGCAATGGAGTGGGTCGCCTCGCAGAACAAGTTCATAACAGGCCAGATCGCCAAGCGGATGCTGCTCGAAGGTGGGGACCCGGCCCGGATCGCGCTCAACTCTGGTGTGGTGCTCGACGCGGAATCGCTTTCAATCGTCCTCCGAAACCCGACGGACACGGCGACCCTGGCCGAACTCGGAATCAAGACATCCGACGACATCCAGGAGATCCTCGACGCTGCCGCCAATCTCCGGTTGGAATACATCACACACGCCCAGAAAGACAAGGCGTTCGATGAACTCTTCAACTTCTACGCCGAGAACGGGATGAACCTTCGTGACGAAGATGTCATCACGGGCATTCTCGTAGAAGGACGGAACAGGGAAGTGATGTCGCGTTCCTGGTTCCGGGTGTACGACAACTACCTGGACGAAGCGAACCATATCCCCGGTAGCCGCAACCATGAACTGCTCCGCGCCTACGAGGCAGGCGGATTGGGGGTCGGTATGCGGGCCAAGGCCCTAGCCGTACAACTCATGTACCACCCGGCGAAGTTGGCGAAGAAGCTGACCACCTACGTTCCCGTCAACTCTGCCATCGACGTTCTGGACGACAAGACCGCCTTGAAGGAGTTCGAGGCGCTCATCGAAATGGGCGTACTGGCAGACATGCCCCGGGATGTCATCGAGAACTTCAAGCAGGTATTCATCCACGGAACCGAGGCGCAGCGTTGGAACGTCCAGGTCGAGTTCCTGATGGACTTCATAGCGCGCTCCGGTGCCCTCGTACACGGTGGGCCGAAGATCGAAGACTTCATGCGTCGGTTCATCACGAAAGCCGACCACGTTTATGACATTCTCAGGCAGGACACCGTTGATCTGTTCAAGGGGTTCACCGTCCAACGGGCGAAGACCCCTGCAATGGCACACGGCGCACAGTTGTCGCAAATGAACATCATCCCGAACTATCGGGAACTTGCCGGGGTTGCCCGCTATATGGGATTCATGCGGAACATGGGTTGGGGCCTGCACCTACCGACCATCGACAAGTTGTTCAGTCGGGTGTGGCGACCGTCCGTTCTCCTCCGGGTCGGGTACATCCCCAGGAATGGCGGCGACGAATTGCTGTCCTACCTGCTTCGGGAGGGACCGAGGCCGTATATACGGGGTCGGTTGGCCAGGATCATCTCCGGGCGGGTCGCGTTGTGGGACAAGTACGGGCGCAAGGTCTACGCCTACAAGGGCAAGAAGATCGACGCGAAGGACTATGCGGACCTGCTCATAGGCCAGGACATGAAGACCCTGGTTGGCGCAGATGTCAAGAAGATGGGTGCCGTCCACCACAACATGATGATGGGGGCGTTGACGGCACCGTTGCGGTGGGCTTCCGAACTTGCCGGTGTCGGTGATGTCGCTGTGACCCGCAAGACCTTTGAGGAAATCATGCGCCGCCCGGAGTTGAAGCGCACCTTCCAGTTCATGGACTATGACGACCAGTTGGCAACCTTCGACATGGTGCGTAAGCAGGTACGGAAAGAAGCCACCGAAACGATCCGGGGAACGGTGTTCTACAGGCCGTTCGCTCTGGGGCAGTGGGCTGCCGCCCGGACCAGCGAGGTCATGTGGGAGATGGGCCAACAGGCCGGCGCCTGGAGCAAGAAGGAGTGGGCGGAAAAGATGTGGGGTCGGATGGACTCCCCTGAAACCGTTGAACAATACAACGAAGCAATGGACATCCTCCTGTCGCACCCGTCGATACGCGATTCGTTCCTCCGCGACCTGTTCAACACCTACGATCCGTACCTGAACTCGCAGCATTCCCTGGACGAGGCAATGCGGGCAGGCGGTTACGGGCGTGCCGTCCACGCCAGGTATCGGCTGCCGATGAACTACTCCGGGTCGAAGTTTGAGTGGGTTGGCCGTGGCGGTACTGATGGTTCCCCCGATTGGTGGAATGGGCTCAGTACCCAGCTCGTCCACATGAGCGGGAGCGAAGGCCATGTCCGGTATGCGACAGAACTAATCCACTATGTGGCACCCGAGTTCGAGAAGCAGAACCGGCTGATCCTCGATTCCCTACTCGAACTGGGAAGCGAATCAACAACCCTTCTCTACAACTCTGCCGATCCAATGGGGGCGACCAAGGCTGTTGCCCAGGCAAGCCGCCGGTTGAACGACATGCAGCGGG